TATAACTTTCTCCATCGGTCCAGCTGTAAAGATGCGAGTTTTGGCCTCCAACACACGCTCAATGTCACGACGCTCGTCTTTCAACGTGCCTCGAAACAAAGCTGGTTTAACCAACCCCAAATCTCGCGCATCGCAAATTTCTTGCACTGCATCAACGACTTCTTGCTTGGGCACATAATGTCCATCCACGAAGTCGAAATAAGCCGTTTTCCCAGCAGAGCCCGAGGGCTTTTGCCAGGACCACGGCAAACCTGGTGAGGTGTCCATCGCCATACGGCTCGCCTGACCATACGCATTGGTCTCACCATCAATTGAGTCCTGAATACCAAGCTGAAAACACTGATTAATGTGAGCAGCCAGGTCTTGCTTGACCCAATCAATGGCAACATCCAAAAACGCAGGATCAAAATAACCTGGTTCGCACCATTTCTTATTCACAGCCTTTTGCAACGCAACCTTATTTAAAACAGCCGGTTTAGTAGAAACCGGATGGTCAAAAAGTGTCGCGTTTTCAAGCTGAATAGGAGATGGGCGAATTTCAGATGGAGGAATGGACATAACACCAGGCTTATCCCAATGCTCATAAATTCCTATCGAAACACAATCATTGACAATCTTAGTTGAGTGAGAACACTCTTCTTCCTTGTCAACAACAGGTGGATAGGAATCAAAACCATGGCACTTTACATCAGAAGTCATGGACTCAATCAAACCACGGGTAACCGGTTGGAAGTAAGTATATTTACCATTCTCACTTCCAGCAACGTATATACCCGCAATCCGAGATTGTCCATCTTCCTTCACAAGAAGCAAAGAACCACAATCACCTGAAATGAGCTCTGGAATAACAGTTTTATACAATTCAGCTGTATACTCACGATACTGATTATCTGAGTATGTAAGCTGACCAACTGACTCAATATTACCACACGGAGCCGCTATAGTGACACGTGGATTACCCTTCCATTGTCCTATCCTAGGGATCAAAGCAAGACCCTTTGGCTTACGGAAATATCCTACATCAAGTAGGTTCCGAGCCAAATGGCCAATCAATGATCTCTGAACAGGCAAATTTTGGAAAGTAATCAACATGCCATCAGATTTCGCAAGATTAAATTGAGCCACACCTTTCGCTGTCTGAAAGGAACGAATATTCTTCTTCGGAACCGTTTCCTTAAAACTAATAGTATCCGTATCAACCCCAAAAGAGTAATAATCACACACTTCTGTTGCCAACAAATGGGAAGGTATCATAACTGTTCTACCAGTTATTTGTATCCCATACATTGTCAAAGTGCGCCCACTATTACTATAATAGGTGACACGGACCATTTGTTTAGCAAAACGATCCAAAAGAACATCCGTTTCCATTGGTGGAACATCAAACTGACAAGTGTCAGCTGGATTACCACAATCAGGATCCTCATTACGTTCCTCACAAACCAAATCATTCCAATCAATATCATCTTCCCAATCAAGGGCATGTGATTTAGCCAATTTGCGACGACGTGATGAGCGAGTTGTTTTACGCTTACTATCTTCATATTCCTGATCGACAACATACTCACGACGAGACACACTATACTTCATACGCTTACCATGTTTATCATAGTAAGAATGACCCTCCTCAGAAGAACGCTTCTCCAAGCCTTGCCTCTGAATAGAATCAATCATATGTTGTATCTCGTCAAGTGAACATGCCTCCGCTTTAGGAGCACGAAGACCACGTAAAAATTCAATTATCGATGAAAATATCGCAACAATCATACTAACGACTAATTGACAAACCGTCAGAAGAACAAAAGTAACCATAAAGGTCCAACAAAACGCACGGACAATAGTCTCGAGCGTTGATTGGACCCTTATTTTAGATTCCTTTGCCAACTCTAACAATTTCTCATACTCGTCAGTATAAATATGATCAATAAACATCGGTAAATTAGCCAAAGGAAGACGAATACGGGTTCCCGTTCTCGTCGGTCCTTCAACAAACCCATTTATTGAGCCGTCCTGGTTCTCACCATTACGCTCAATATGCCATCCACGCATGGCGAGCCACTCCAAACAACCTTCACTTTTCTCGTTAATAGTATATGTCTCGTAAACGAAACACCTATAACTTGCGACAAGCGAAACAATTGCAGGGAGCAACTCCTCATCCGTGGAAATATTAGGATCAAAACTCAAAGAAACCTTATGATGATACCATTTGTCAAAAATCTTTCTGGTTGTACCAAACTCATAATTCTTAAGAGTGCGGAGATAATTCACATCAAAGTGAACCAAATCATCCAAACTCTTTATCTCATGAATCTGTATACCATCCAAACCCTTTGACGAATAAGTACCACGCAAACAATCTCTCTGAGCAGGAACCGGTTTCTCCAGCCTTACTGGGAAAACCATATCAAAAACATGCCTAAAGAAAGATTTGCCTGTATCCAAAATTATTTCTGGCAAGACAACTCTCTCCCTATTCTGTTCCTGAACAGCAACAACATTATCTATATAATGCTGCGCTTGTGGACTGACATTCCTAGCATACTTCTTCCCACTCAATGAAACGAGTGGGACGCGACCTATGCCAGGAACGTCATACCATTCAAAATCTGGATCTTCCTCCCACGGAACCTCCAGATTTAACTTACATAATGGATCTCCCTTATCGTGCACAGCACAACCATAGAGAGGTTCATTACCCTCAAGAGGGGGCAAAGGGACACACTCAACTTCCGCCACGTGCGCCTTCGCCCCATCTTCAATCACACTACGTGATGCAATTGTCCGTCGTAAACGAATATTGGCAATACAGTGTTGCACAAGTTGGTCAATATCAGTTTCCTGGTATTCACCACGAGCCTTGCGCTTCTCACCATTTTCACCAACAAATTCCATCTCCCAACGAGCCATCTCATCAGTACTATGAGGATATATCCTGTCAACTGGCAAATTCTTAACGGCCGTACCAGACGGTTTCATAAGCATGTGGTCCGGTCGATGCAGATACATCTGAAGATGGGAACGATCAGTACGTGCACCCGTTGGGATGTACGTACCGTTCGTACCTGCAACATCAAAGTTTGGAAAGCCAGGTTTCCAACAAAACAAACAATGAAGATGCATACGCCTAAGTAAGGCGGCCCGATCAACAGTTCCTGACTCTGGATATGCTGTATTCGAAGTACAGATAACCAACTCAGAAGTAAATCGGGTCCCCTTCTCAGGTATTGATGCCATAGATAAAGGAAATACAGAAGGTGAGATGAGACCAAGCCAAGTAGTATCCTCCTCGCAAACTTTATCTTGTTTGCGATTAGGATTATTAAAGGCTTCCTCACATTTACATATAGGTTGATTTGTATAGTTGTCCCAATGTTTGAGCAAACTATTACGATCATACTTATATGAACCTTCTTCAAACTCTTTGGGCCACAAAATTTTTGCGACCCGCTTAGCAATTTCCTCTGCTATAGACGTCTTACAAATCCCAGGAGGACCCGCAATATACAACACAGTTGGCTCAACACGAGACAAAGTATTACGCTTATGAACTGCTGTAACAACAGCTTCATAAGCCTTTAAATATCTCTGTGAAAAGTAAACACGGTTAATATGCGGATACTCCGGAACAGTTGCCAAAATCCGAAGAACACCATTACAATGCGCAAGAAAATCTTGATACTCACTCAATTTTTCATAAAGTTCAGGACGTGCAGCCATTTGGTTGCACGTAGCATAAACCTCATCGAGTCGTATCAAAAGATTAGGCACATCCTTAATGGTAGTTCTTGCTTGTTCAGCAAGATCAAATCTCTGCAATATCTTGTCGATCATACCATTTGACCGGTAAGCGGCAAGATATCGAAGAAAACCAATAATAAGTTCCGTCAACTTTGTAATTGCGGACTTACTACCCTTCTTAAACAGGTCTTTACACCCGGTTAAGTCAGCCATACGAAAGAAATTGGTAACCAAAGAAGAGCTAACTGATCCAGTAAAAAGCGTCGAAAGCAAAGTGAACAAGACGGTGACAAAGGGTTCAACCTTGTCACCACCCGCATCACTATTGCATCGAGCTCCCTTCTGGAAAATAGCCATAAATTTGGTCGCCAATGTCTGTCCATACGCAGGTATCAAAACAAGCCCCAAGAGTGAAGCCCACTGCAAAGTGGTTTCACACAAAGGAGCCAGATTTGAAAAACAAAAAGCAAGCGAAGCAACCTCAACAATTTTAAGTATATGCTTAAAAGAGTCGAGAACCTTTTCAGTTGTGACCTCCAATTTCTCATAGAAATCATCAACTCGCTTGCTTAAAGAACGACCAATCATCGCAAGACATGCATGCAAAAAGCCCATAACCCCTTTTTCGGTGAGCTTATTCATAACATATCCTCCGGTGATCAATCCTGTGACAAAGCCAAACGCCAACAAATCAAGTGATCCAAAAACATGAGCCTTTGGACCAGACAACTGTCGGCGAAAAACTTTACCACAATCACGCATGAAAATTCTATCCAAAACATTCTGGGTAACTACCCGACCACCTAAAAAGAGTAAATTCTCCTTCTGGTGGGTCCAGTAATACACATGTTTTGGAATAGAACAATCATCCCCATTACTCCAAATACGAGGCTGCCAATCAACCTTGGGCCAATCTACGACGTAGAATGATTCAAAGCGAGTAACAAGCTCAGACATATCTGAAGCAAAACGCACCTCACGTGCAGCCTTCCTCAGTGAAAAGGGAGGTTCTTGCATAACCACATCACTATCAAAAACTCGTTGAGTTGCCATAGTAAACACAAAAGATTCGTTGAATCGACAATACAATTCTCGTTGAGAATAATCACGATGTGATAATCACTGGCTGTGAATTAAAGTACGTTGTACTAAAATGTTCATATACGTTGT